CTGTTGTAATTCACCCTGAGTGACTTCTTGGATGACTTCTTTTATTAATCCCAATAATTCAGTTTTTTTCATTAAATTCCTTTTTTAAATCTCAAAGCCAATGCTTTTCTAGCTGGTGTACACGTTGACTTAGTCATAGGTGAACAATATCCTGCATGTTTTGGATTCGTAGCTTTCTGAATCCATTTCTTCTTTTTACCACCTTCATGTAAAGAATCCATTGCCGCTTTTTGAATTAAATCAGGATGTTCATTACCTAACCATTCCAATTCATCATCGGTCAATGATCTGTACCATTTACCATTATTTAAAACAGCATCCCTTGTTAAATGGGATGGATCACACTCGATTGTGGCGGAAATTGGGTACGCATCCACGAAATCTGGGTAATCCCCTCTGTTAACATTATCAACTTCAATATCATGAATTTTATTAATATCAAGTAGAGGACTTCCCCCTTCACTATTTTCATCAACAATCTCCGAGATTGCTTCCCTGATTAATTGTTTCAATTCATTTTTGTTCATATAAATATAAATATACGCATATAAATGATTATTCCATTAAATTTTCACTGATTTTTCTTGACATTCATGAAAGAATATAATAATATATCACAAGTATCAAAAACACATGACAATATTGCCATCAAAAGATTTAACGGGGGAAGATTTGCGAGATAGATACTTTGTTTGTTATTTACCAACAGAAATTGTCATTCCTTGCCGATATACTGGAAATATGGATTATTGTCTGAGACAGGCATTTGCATATAGATTGCCATATAAGAGATTTCCAGTAAAACGCATCGAAGGAAAAGATGCCAATGGACATGGATACAAATGGAATTATCAACAAATTGCCATGGAATGTTACGAGAATTATGGTAGTGATGGCCATATTGATTACACTTTACAACCTTATTTTATGATATTCTACGAGGATGAAATAAAACATCAGAATATTGATTTCAAAACATATTCAGAATTAACAAATACCGCGTATAATTTATACCGAGAAATCCGAGATTCCAAAGGAAGCCAATTAACGTTCAATTCACTAAACTGGGTATATAATCATATTTATGGTTAATTATAAGCGTCTTTTCTTAAAACTTGCCAGAAAATACAAAGCCAAGGTTAAATTCGATAAAAAACATAACAACGAGTCATGTTTAGTACGAGATTGGAATGGATGTGAATTAGTAAGCACGATTCATCTAAAAGACATCAAAACTGCTGGAGATTTTGCTGGAGCACTACACGAACTTGCCCACAGCGTTTATGAAAGTGAACATTTTTTGGACAGAATAGGCAATAAATATGAATACGGATACGGAAAAAACATATGCTCAAAATTCATATTAAAACTTGAATTTAATGCGTGGAAACATGCCACATACTTGTATGATAATTGGTCTGAACCCATGAATTCGGAATTTCTCAAATCAATTAAGACTTACATTATCGCATGGGAATTTCATTGGAAAACTAAACTTGACCCAAAATTTATGTCCAGAATAACCAATTTAGATAATAATTCATTTAAACTTTGACTTTTTATAAAATATATCATATAATATCAGCATGAAACCGGAAAATATAATCTTACTGCGGCACGGGCAAAGTGAAGGAAATGTGGATAAATTCATTTATTCCAAGAAACCTGATTATGCCTTGAATCTCACCGAGATAGGCAAGGAACAAGCTAGAAATGCTGGCAAAACCCTGTTCACCGATGTTGGATTTTCTGATGATTTTGCGGTATATTATTCGCCGTTTTTCCGAACCATCCAAACGTTTAATGGATTGGCGTCGGTTCCCCATGAGAGGAATATAAAATTTGACAAACGATGGGTTAGGGAAGAACCTCGTATTCGTGAACAGGAATGGCATGGTAAACTTCCTGTTGATGGATATAATCAGAAAATGGAAGACGAACGTGATACCTATGGTCACTTCTATTATCGTTTTGCTGGTGGAGAGAGTTGTGCTGATGTTTATGACCGAGTCAGTGATTTCATGGATACATTACACCGAGATTTTGAAAAAGAAACATATCCAAGAAACTGTTTGATTGTAACACATGGAATGACAATGCGATTGTTTATAATGCGATGGTTTCACAATACGGTGGAAGAATTTGAGACTTGGGGCAATCCCGATAATTGCCAAATGGTTGTTTTACATAAAAATGTCCGCGATAAATATACTTTACGAGAGGGATTTCAATATCACAAGACGCAACATCCTTATCAGTATAAGATTAACCAAGATGTGTTATTTTAACATTGACTTTACCATATAATTTGATAATATATCAATATGAGCAAGATTAAAGTTGAAATCATTGAATCCGAGCGAGGTTGGGGACAGAAAGTTGACGATGTCCGCAATTTTGACACATTATCAGAAGCACAAAAGTTTGTGGATGAATACAATTCAAAGAATAATGAACCTGAAGTACCAGACTGGTACATGTACGCAAAGATTGTCTGATTATGGGATCATTTAACGTAACTTGTTGTATAACAAAGACTCCCATTCTTGTCAAAGAAGAATGTATTCTGTTAGTTTTGAATAAACCAAAAGATAATGATGATATTTTTACCTGCGGTGAAATGTCCACATTCATCATAGAATCATATATTAAAGATGTTTATAAAGGAAAGTATGATGATTATGGCAGACTTTTGGGAAATGTACATCCCGATGTAACAAACAATGATGAATTCGTGGGATTATTTATCAGTAACGTAGCATGGGAATATGGAAAGAAATTGATTGACAATCCAAGTTATAAAGGCCGAATTAAATACGTTTCAGATAGATATCTGTTGCGAGAGAATATCAAGTCACTTCAGAAATCCCTCATAAAACTAAACGAGGATGATAGTGAAAAAGCACAAATATCCTCAATTGCCGATGGTGTGAAAGGTATTGTTGGGGAATCTCGTTTACATATTGAAGATACAAAAGTATTGGTGTGTTTAGACAGTTTTTGTAAAATGAATAACATGAATATGTTTGATCCTAGTTTTGAAAACTGGTATGGCACACAGTCATTGAATATAAAAGAAAAAGAAGAATGGAACGTTTTGAGAACAAAAAGAATTGAAATTCTGAAACAGAAAGATAAAGAGTGGGAAAATGAATAAATTATTAAAATTTAAACAGACAGATGATTGTAAACACTATTTCATTAGTGACTTGCATCATTTTCATAATCCTCCATGGACAATTCCATTATGGAAAGCTAGGGGATATGATAGTCATATTGACATGAATGATGATCAAGTACTACAGATTAATTCAATGGTTAGACCCGATGATGTTTTGTGGCATCTTGGGGATATCACATTAAATTGCACGGAAACACAATTCGAGGAATTTTTATCCAAGATAAAATGTCAAAACATTTATTCACTTTTCGGTAATCATAACAATCCAAGTTGGGCAATTTATCAAAGAGAAGTTAGGAAAATAATCGATAGGGATGTGGAAATTTACCCCTTGCGATACAAAAATTTTGTATTTCATGGCAACTATCAAGAAATATTGATTGATGGTCAATATATGGTATTACAGCATTATGCGCTAACTGTGTGGAATTATATGAAGGATGGAGCATATATGATTCATGGACATAGTCATGGAAATTTACCCCAATCATTACCAAACGAATCATCCAAAGGGAAAATTTTAGACGTTTCATGGGATATATTTCTAAAACCTGTATCATTTAATCAAATTAATGAAATAATGAAAAAGAAAAATATTATCACTGTTGACCATCATCATAATTAGAAATTATTTTTATAAATTTTTCATATTTTCTTCACAAAGTATATAACGGGTTACTGGGTCGCAAATGATCATGTTAAATAAGGAAATTATATTAACTTCTCCTATTATAAAGGATGAATATACGGACATTGTTGGAAAAATGTTTGATGTCCCGATATCCAATAAAAGCACCGTTATTATCAAGAACAATATTGTATTACCGACTGAATGGAATATCGGTTTGATATATGGCAATAGTGGTGCGGGTAAATCCACATTATTAAAGGAATTTGGTAAAATACGTACACATAAATGGGATAATACCATTCCCATGATTAGTAATTTTAAAGAATGTACTCCACATGAAGCCAGTGAAATTCTATGTAGTGTTGGATTTGGAACTGTTCCAGCATGGATTAGACCATACAAGGCGTTAAGTAATGGTGAACAATTTAGAGCAAATCTTGCCAAGAGTTTAATTGGTAAAGATAAAATTATATTAATTGATGAATTTACAAGCGTTGTTGACAGGAATGTTGCCAAGTCCGCAGCCAACAGTGTTCAGAAATATATAAGAAAACATAACAAAAAAATTATATTGGCCTCGTGCCATAGTGACATCATTGAGTGGTTAGTACCTGATTGGACATATAATCCAATTGAGGGTGAAACTCGATATTTCACGGAAAGGAGTCTTCGGCATCCTAATATCGAACTCGAAGTATTCCGTTCTAAATATGAAGCATGGGACTTGTTTAAATCACATCACTATCTGAGTGCTGGTTTAAATAAGAGTGCCAAGTGTTATCTGGCAACATGGGAAGGAATTCCAATTGCTTTTACCGCAATTTTATCATTTCCTCACCCAATAGTGAAAAAAGCTTGGAGAGAAAGCCGAACCGTTGTACTCCCCGATTACCAAGGTCTTGGAATCGGAGTTAAATTGAGTAATTACATGGGAAGTATATTTAAAGCACATGGATGTCGTTTCTTTAGTAAAACTGCTCACCCCGCCATGATTTCTAGTCGTATAAGACATCCAGAACTATGGATACAAACGAGACATTCAAGAAAAGCCAGAAATGATCATCCCAGTGATAAAAGTAGTGGCTGGCTGGTATCTGAACGACTTTGTCATGCTTTTGAATATGTGGGACCCCCTGCATCGAAGGAAGAAGCTAAATTGTTTTTATAATAACTTTACAATTACTGATATATAGTGTATATTATAAAGATGAATGTATGGGAGGTCAATAATTATGAAAATTAAATGTAATCTATGTAAAAATGAGCTGACTGAAAAAGGTGCATTAGTTATTACCCCACCATTACCTGATAATACTGGTATGGATTTGGTGTACAAAATTCACATTTGTATAGATTGCTGGAATGATATGTGGAAATATATGACTAAATGTCATCTTTTAACTAACGTACCGGAAATAACTCCTTGTGAAGATACACGCTATTAAGATGAATAAGCCATCATTACCAGTTAACGAAGCACAATTAAAAGGTGTGTGCCGAATTTGCCAAGAACCACATAGTGCTACGAATGGTAACCCATTTATTCTTAATTATGGTAAAGAATTCGCACATGAAAACTGTTTGGTGGAAGAAGCAAAAGCTAATGATGGGGAAAAAATAGACTGGTGTGGATTAAGAGATGATCCCTCATTTATACAATGTTGTTGTAATTGCATTTACCATTTACCAGTTCATCATCACTGTTGCACTCTACCTAAACCAGACCCATTGCCAGAAGGAAGATGTGTTTGTGGTGTTAGAAAAGGATGGGCATGTGTTTGTCTTGCTATGGCTGATGATCCAAAAAAACCATTAGATGGTATTCATGTTTATGATAATTGGCCTGAACATTCATGTGGTTGTGAATGTTATGATCCAATAGATCAAAAGAAACACGATGATGCCGTTGAGCAATCAAGATTAAACAATAGAGAACAATTAAGAGAAACTTTAAGGTAATTTTATGGAAACCACAATTTTAATTATCATAGTAGTCTGTATAGTGTTATTTTTTATATATGGAACGTGCCGGCGCAAGGTGTATTTTTGCCCTTGTTGCAGACACTATTATGATGGTTTAGGAAATGTTGAATCATTGACACTGGATGTCAATGATTTTGAGGGTGAAAAACTTTGTGATTTTTGTAAAAAGTATAGGATGCCATATTAATTATGAAATTACGAGATAAATATGGATGGCCCGTTGAAACCATTACAACAAGACCAGTATTCAATCTATTAAGATTGATTATTCACACATCCGTATTGAAAACGTGGAAATATAGAAAACAGACTGATGCTCAACCAAAAAGACCGCATCAGGAATGTGAATGTAATTATAATGACCTTTTTTAAAAATTATGAGTGATGCATGTATAATATTGATTATCTACCTTATAGGAATTCCAATCACATTTGGAATTGTTATGGTAGGAGCTTCTGGTGATAATGTCACACCATTTAAGTGGTGGCAACCATTATTATTGTGTATATTCTGGCCAATATTGATTCTAATTATATTCGGAGCAATATTAGTAAGTGTATGAATGACATAGATGTATTGGGATGGGCTGAATTAGTATTCTTATATCTAATTGGTATACCGTTTACATATTGGATTACTTTATATAGTGGATGGGGTAAAACTCCAGAAGTTCCCTATACGAAATGGCAACCGTTAATAATATCATTAGTATGGCCATTAAAGGCTCTATGTTTCATGATTGAGCTACTTCCATATGATTAGAAAAATTTTAAATTGGTTTATGACTCCACCAAATGAAAATGATTTATTTGGAGTGAATGTTCGTACAACCATCCAAGCAATAATGAAGGCATTTAAACATGAGTGATAAAATATTATTTACGGATATTGACGGGGTTTTAAACAATAAAACATTATGGCATCAAACCTTTAATAATGGTGAAGGTATTGAGAATCCCGCTAACTATCTATCACCAAAAATGATAGATATTCTTAATAGAATAATAGAGTCTACCGATTGCGATGTGGTTATTTCATCCTCGTGGAGAACGGAATATTCACTGAATAATTTGAAGAAATATATGGTTGACAAGGGTTTTTTATATCCCAATAAAATTATTGATGTTACACCGAATATTAGTGCCACCAAAAGAGAATATGAAGTCTCTGTTTGGTTATTAAGAAAAACATTAAAAGCTTATGCTATTTTAGATGATGTATGTTATGGGTTTGAAGAAGTTCATCCTAATCAATTTATTAGAACGGATTCGGTATTTGGATTGACTGATGCCGACGCTGACAAAGTAATTAAAATTTTAAATATATGAGTGAAAATCAATTAATATTATTAGTGGGCATCAGTGGCGCTGGAAAATCTACGTTTGCCGATAAATATCTGGCTGAACATCCTGATGTTAAATATTTGAGCAGTGATAAAATTCGCGGCATTCTTGGTACATCCGAAGATGACCAAACTGTCACACCACAAGTGTTTGGTTTAATTAAGAGAAATCTTGATGAATATTTGAAGGCTGGTAAGAGTGTAATGATAGATGCTACCAGTTTAAATGCAAAAGAACGTAAAGATTATTTAATTGCGGCCAGTAAGTACAATGTTGACGCCATTGCTTATGTATTCGAACGAACTCGTGATCAATTAATTAAGAATCAAGAGAAACGCAAAGCAAATGGTGGTAGACGAGTTCCTGATGAAATTTTAGATCGTATGCTCAATAAATATAAAAGACCCACACATAGTGAAGGGTTCAAGGAAATATTATTTGTTTAAAACCCAACCTTTGGTGGATTTGTATACACCATATATAAGTTTCGATATCGCATCTTTATCCAAATTATATTTAATTCTTAGTTCATATCTAGTACACAATTCTTGTGTATTTAATTTTTTATTATAAAAGTCATATTTTTTATTGTCAAATAGAGGGTGATTTTTTCCAGCTATTTTATGATTACCATAATTAGGATTATTCACCCCCGTATATTTTATCGATCTTTTGTTTTTAAATTCTTCCGTATGAAATTTTCCTGTTCTATTTTTACTAATTAGTTTTTTAGTTTTTTTGGAAAGTGGTTTTCCTAAGTTGTGATTGTGCAACCTCATTTTTATCTTAGTTTCCTCTTTATGTTTTTTTCTTGACCAATTCGGTGGAATTTGTGCCATAGGGCATATATTATAAACCAATTCTTCATGTTTAAATGCCATATCTAAATATCTCTGCTCTTCTGTCAACAACGATTTAATATTTGGATTTACCAATTTCAAAATAACACAAACAAAGGATTTTCTCCCATATTTATTGTAAGCATTTTGTAATTTCAAATTAGCATGTTTATACATCTTTAATTCAGACATATGTCGATCCCACCGACGTTTAATATTTTTAGATGATCCAATGTAATATTTATTATTTAATTTATTCACTATTGCGTAAATTCCACTTATTTTCCCAATATTTTCGCAGCGATTCTTTATTAAGTCTATTTTTGTGACGTGTATAATATCGTTTTGCTCGCAAACGTTGTGCGACAAGCAATTCTTCTCTGGTTCGGTTAAGTTTTTTTCTTCCCATATATTTATATCATTTCCCATATTAATAAATAGTATGTCATAGAATAAAACGTCATAAAAAAATAAAAATCTTGACATTATATATATTTATATTATAATTATATCATATGAATGAACAGCAGAGGAAAATAATGGTATGATGTTACTTCCAGAAAATACACCACGGGTCACATTTACATACAATGGACAAGAACATCATGGATATATTTATTTAAGGGAGGATACCGAAGATAAAATTTATATTTCCGAAGGAAGAAACGTTGGTAGTGCTCAGATGTGGATAGTATCAAAAAATGACATTAAAGAACAATTATGAATGATAATGTGACACACGCTCCTCCATACAGAATATTAGTAGAGGATTGTCTTAATAGATTACTAAAATCAGATAAACCTAAAATAATTGCAGGAAGTTTTAAATCAAAAGAACAACTTACCGATGAAATGGTAAAACATTTTAGTTCTAATCCAGAATATCTATGGCAGTTATATCCACATGATAAAAATGATGAATATAAAGGTATGCATATGGGTGTATTATTGGACGAGAGTTTAAATTACGTTCATATAGTGTTTGCAACCAATGAAATGATGAATTATTTATTAAATTTAAAATATGAAAAATAAATCACCACAAAATGGCAAAGGAAGCAAACGTCGTCCTGAAAATTTCAAAAATGTTCAATTGCGTTGGGATAAAATCAATTGGGGAACTCGTCGTAAGACAATATCCAAACCTAAATGTGACTGCCACAACCACTTCCATCGAGTATGCGATATTTGCCAAGGACCAACTGGCAAAGATAAATCTTGACTATTTATAATCTTCTGATATAATCAGTGAATGGAAATTAATAGCAACAACAAGACAATATTGGTGTTTTCTGATCCACATCAGAACATTGATTACGTTGAGCATATTCTCAATAGAGAGAATTATGATCAAGTGGTGTGTCTCGGTGATTGGTTCGACAGTTTTTCTCGAAATTCACCATGGGATGTGGAAGCAACATGTAATTTTTTAAAGAAATTGACATTTAAAGATAACTTTATTACCTTATTCGGTAATCATGACATTCATTATCTATTTGATAATACCACAACTATTTGTACGGGATATACAGAGGACAAGAATACTCTTATTATGGATTGTTTAGGTAATTTTTTACCAGCAATCAGAGACAAATTCAAATGGTATATTTGGATCGATGATTGGTTTTGTTCCCATGCTGGAATAAACACATATCATTTCCCTCCATTAATCAATCCGATTAAATCAGAGATTAGCAAATGGTTGGATGAACAGATCATTCAAGCTGAATTGCATCTTTGTAACGGTGGTCGTCACTGGTTATATGGATGTGGTGGTGCTCGTGGTGGAAGATATAAGGTTGGTGGAATCGTGTGGCAAGATTTTAAACACGAATTTGAACCAATTGATGGATTAAAACAGATTGTTGGTCATACATCAGGTGACAGAGTCATTGGGCATCATGCTGATGGTAATCTTGATTTGACAACTTGTGATAATTTGAATATCGACTGCCATTTAGGTCAATATCTTTTAATTAAAAATGGAAAATTGATCATTAAAGATTTAAAAGATTTGTAATCGCAAATAATTAACGGTTTAATCAATGAGTTGCATATTTATTGATGACCGTTAATTATTTTTATGATACACTGGAAACCAAAACTAGCGGACGACGACGATTCAAACGATAAACAACAAATAATCACTCTCTCAACAGATGGATTATTGAACAACGCAACCCCTGTAGGAAACCGAATCTATTTATATGACGATATTGACCGTTCGTTGGTTTTATCCATATCAAAGCAAATTGATGAAGTAACCAGACAGTTAAAGTTATTGCAATTAATATATAATATGACAGAACCTCCCCCAATTGAATTGCATATCAGTTGTGATGGTGGTGAAGTCAGTCCCGCTTTAGCTTTGGTTGATAAAATCAAAACCAATCCAATTCCAGTTTACACATTCTGTGAAGGAGCAGTCGCCAGTGCCGCAACTTTAGTATCGGTTGTCGGTAAAAAACGTTTCATCACCAAAAACTCCAACATCTTGGTTCATCAAGTCAGTGGTGGTGCCATTGGAAAACTCGAAGAAATCAAAGATGCCACCGAAAATTTGGATTTGTTCATGACTGTGCTAAAAAGGGTGTATTTGGAACATACCAAGTTTAAATCAAAGCAATTAAACGATTTACTCAAGCACGATTTGTTTTTAACGGCAGATCAAGCACTTGAATTTGGTGTTGTTGACGTAATAAATTAAATCTTTCGGTTTTTGTATAAAAGTCGTCATATACGTATTATATATGACGAAGAGTGGTTATTTATACATAATCCAGAATCCTGCTTGGGAAAACTGGCTTAAAATTGGGATTACTGATAATTTGGAGAAAAGATTACAAACATATCAGACAAGCAGTCCTTATCGTGATTATAAACTAATCTACTCGTTGTATCATCCTGAATACAAGGAAGCTGAGAAGAAAATCAAGGAATCCATGCGCCCTTTTGCCAAAAACACCAAAAATGAGTGGTTTGAAGTCGATTTTGGGGTGGCAAGGGTCAGACTTGAAGAACAACTTGAAGAATATACGCAAAAATAAGTTGACTTTTTATATATCCATGGTATTATATATTCAATATGAGTAACATAATTAATAAACCTATAAGCTTGTGCCTTAACAAGAACTGGCAAGCTGTGAACGTGAGAACCATTGGTGCGGCATTGACCGACCTTTGCTCCAGTGAGTCAATGGGAGACGACTCCTGTTTCGCATTGGACATTGATTATGAACTCAATGCTGATGGAACTCCTGATTTTAATAACGCAAAGTCAATCAGACCAGTTGCTTGGAAGGAATGGTGTGAATTGCCAGTGCGTGAATGGGATTTTGAGATTCACAGTCCAAAAATGATCGTTCGTGCTCCAACCGTAACAGTTGCCGTCAACTACGTAAAGATGCCCGTTAAATTGTTTCGCAAGAAGCCAAATAAAGAAGGTATCTGGTTGAGAGACAAGGGTGTATGTCAATACACTGGTAAGAAACTTGACAGAAACAGTGCTTCTGTTGACCACGTCTTACCACGAAGCAAGTTCAAGGGTGATCCAGATCAATGGACGAACATGGTGCTTTGCGATAAGGAAGTTAACTTTAAAAAGGGTAACAAACTTAACCACGAAATTGGTTTGAAATTGCTAAGACAGCCAACCGTTCCAAGACCAATGTTTGCGTTTGAAACGATAACGGAAGCTAAAGACCCATCTTGGATGCCGTTCTTAGTCAATTATAAATAAAGTATCTATAATCAAGCCCCCGTATATTAAATTATACGGGGATTTTTTATGGATATAATTCAAATACATTAGGTTTGACTGGTTTGACCAATCCACCCTCTAATTCATAATCAAAATTGCATAACAATTTTATATGTTCCTTAAATGGTATTCTATTTGGCTTCCATCCAAGTATTTTCTGAGCCTTTGTTGAATCTGCTATCAATCTGACCACTTCATTTGGTCTTTTTAAGGATTCATCAAATTTAACGTAATCCTGCCATTTTAAATTAAAATGACCAAAGGCTTCCTGTAAATATTCTTCTCCCCAATGAGTTTCTCCATTTCCAATGACAAAATTATCAGGTTTATTTAATTGTAACATCTTCCACATTATCTCGCATCCGAATTCAGACCAATGTTCGTCTCTAGCCCAATGAACATGCCCCAATTTTAATTCCGATTGAAGTCCTAATGATATTCTGGCTGCTGCGTTGGTTATCTTACGAATTACGAAGTCTTTTCCTCGGTATATATTACTGTGATTAAATAATATACCATAACAACAAAATAATCCAGAATCTAGACTATCTCTGTAAAAATTAACCCATCTACATCCCAATGCTTTACCAATCGCATACGGACTTCTAGGATTCCATTGATCGGATTCACTATATGATCCCTCTCTAATACCTCCGACTAACTCACTAGTTGCTGCAAAATATGTTCGAGTTTTTGGACTTAATTGTGTAAGAACATCGAGAAAGTAATAAACACTCTGTCCATTAGTCTGAATTGATAATTCTTTGTTTTTAAATGATTCACCAACATGACTATTAGCCGCCAATAAATATAATTCATCAATTCTACTATGATCTTTTAAAATAGACTTTATACTTTCTTTAACACTGTTATTACAAGCTATATCACACACTTGTAAATGGAGTTCAGATTTTGGATATTTAATCAAGTCATTTGAGAATATTTCTTTAATTTTAGATTCATCGAAGTAAGTATTTCGGCGGTATGTTAATATTACCTTGTAATTCTTGCTTAATAGAAAATGGGCCAATGTTTTGGCATCCATTCCATTTGCTCCAGTTATGACAGCAATATTATTACTCATTTTGAGTCACCTTCGTTGGTATCATCATCGTCATCATCTTCATCATCAGTTGGTTCTTCAGGTTTTTCATTACTGGCAGTTAAGTCATTATGAAAGTTCTTGAAATCATCTTGTGATATCTCAAGGAAACTCAGTATCACATATATTGTAAAGCAAACGTCATTTTTTGTCAACTTATTATGTAAAGCTTCCCTATTGAACTGTGATGCCAATGTATATAATTCCGCTAATCTTTCTTTGTTTGTTTTATACACTAATGGTTTAGACTTATCGGGTATTAGGGATGGTGGAGTAGGTTTTACTGTATTTTTAGCAACTGTTGGTCTTGCTAAACTATTGTTAACGATAATGCCGGGAATATCATTGTTTAACAATGATTCTGTGATCTCCTTCTCAATTGCCTCACGCATCTTATTATTAAAGTCGATTTTGTTCTTGGCTATAGGTTTAATCTGCTCCATTAGATTTTTTATATTATCAGAATTCGGCTTCTTGGCTATACTGAGAGATTTCAATATACCATGTTTCAATAATAGATGTTCAAGCTTTTTAGTCATTTAAAATATATATTTGACTGAGTGGCAATTGAATTAATTTAATGTCTGGCAGGGAGAATCTTTGCGGAACCTTGAAGTGTATCAGGATCAAATCGCTTCGCTCCTATCCTTATATAAGCCGTCCCTGACGTAAATGAACAATTATAACACAAAATACGCAAGTTTTCCAAACTATGATTTTTGTTGTTACCATCATCAAAGTTTAATAACAGTGGTATCTTACCGTCTGTGATTCGTCTTTCTTTAAAACCGCATTGCTCACAGCATGACTCTTTTTTACCACTTCTTATCAATTTATCCTTCAATCTATGGATAGGGAAGTCTGGGAATTTATTGGCTAATATATCATCGATTGGATATTTACCAAGGTATGGATCAGTTAAAAATCCTTTTGGTTTGTATCCCTTTGGCCATGGATATTGAATTAAGGTATGAACACCATATAATTTTGCGTACTTTTTATATGTTTGGTATGTGACTCCTAATTTACGGGCACATTCGTGACCAGATACTGATACCTTTTGAATATCCAATATCTCGTCCTTGGTTATAGGTTTAGCTTGTTTACCACGTTTGCCTCTGATCTGTAATTTAGCCGCTTTCTTTTCCAAATGTTGTATTGTTACCCCATTTTGTTTTAATAAATCAATTTCCTGAGCAACCTCTTGGGCAACATCTCTTCCAATATCATTTAAAGTTTTAACCTCATTAACATCTTTTTTTAAAGATTCGTTTTCAGTTTTAACTTTATCTAATTCGGTTTGGAAACTGTTTACTTTTTCAAGTAACTGCTGTAACAAGATATCATCCATGATTAATTAAATTTGCTTTTTATAGGTTCTTCCGCCAAATCCACATTCATTTCTTTTAAAAATCTAACACGTAAGTTTTCAGCCTTCTCGTGAAAACCTGCATTGATGATTAATTTATAAGTGTTATATGTTCCGAATTTCAGTCTTGCTGGTAATTTATCCTCTGTTATTTCTTCACAGAATAGAAATCCCGGCAATCCATCATCACCTGCACCGACTAATCTTTCGATTACTCTAGTACATGCCTCTAAACCATAGTCAGTGAATACGTCGGAATCGATCTCCACTTCGTGTTTTTCGTTATCCAATAATACCACTACTTTTTTCATTGTTTTGTAAGTCTCCATCATTTAATGTATCCAAATTTTCCAACTTTAATTTAACTTTCTCACATACCTCTTCTTCGATGGTATTGCCGACAAAAACTATCTTTTGTACGGATTTTGATTTACCACTATCTCTCCATACACGTCCTGTGGCCTGACGCATTAATACCGCACTATAACATGGTGATATCAACGCCAATCTAGGATATGTACCATTTATGTCATGCAAGCTTAATCCTGCACCCCCTGATTGGATATTAACTATAATCAATCTTTGTTTATCGGCTTGGAAATCATCTATGTTCTTTTGTCTCTCTTCATCTGTATTACTACCCTTGATAACGCAATTGGTATCAAATCTCTCACACAGTGCCTTGATGCTATCTTCAAAATTTAGAAACACTACAATACTCATGTTTGACTCTAACGCTTCTTCTATCAGTTCAACGAATATCGGTATTTTTAACAGTTCAACTTTCTGTCTTGCTCTAATTATAGCCGTGAGTCTATTTATACTATCTTTACTTTCCTTTTTTATCTTTCTATTGAGGATAGCCAGTTCTTTTGCCATTTCCGCATAAATCTGATTAATTTTAGCGGTGGATTCTTCTTCTATTGTAAAACACTCAGCATTCAAATCAGTTTCTGGAAAATTTGGTATAGTATCTCTTGTGAGACGTACTCCTCTATTAACAAATATATCTTTATGAAGTTTTTTTAGAACATCCTTATTACCATTGAACTCTAATCCATAGCGACCTTTGCTACAACCATGTTCATACAACCAGCCATAATAATCTTTACTATTCTTAAATAGATTAAGGGCCATGCCTACCGTCTTTAATTCCAAAGGATTGGTTGCATTGGTGGCACTACAGAATAACATTTTATATCCCTGTTTTAATGCGGATACACATGTCTCACTATTTTTTGTTTTGGCATTCTTAAGTTTTTGACTTTCATCCCAAACAATCAACGTATTCTTTGGTATCTTCCATATAAACTCTTTACGTCTAGTGTCTCTACGTTTAACATAACTAGCTATGTCACTTTCAGTCTTACCCAATCTTAATGACTCATAATTAATGACTCCGACTAATTTATGATTCATTTTAAAGTGATTCTTAATTACACGCTTCCAACTTTCCATAACTGCTTTAGGACATACTACCAATATATCCATATTCAGTTCTCTAGCAACACCACATGCTGTATAAGTTTTTCCGACACCCAAATCTGATCCATCAATGGATGCACCCCAATGATTTATAGCTGAGCATATTTTACTAACAGCGTCAACCTGCCATGGACGTAATCCACTGGAGTCTTTAACCACAACTGGTGTTAATTGAAAATTATCCACACTGGACTGATGTTTTTGTGTGGATGTGAGAGATTCTTTAGTTTTTGACGTTTGAACTAGATACCAATCTTGGTCTTTTTTCGTTACACTGTAACCTTTCTGTTTGATTAGAAAGCTTTTAGATTTCCAATAAGCAAAAAACGCACCCCTAACGTTTACAGGAATTAAACACTCTCTTTTCCATGAAGATTTGCCATTTTCTTCTGTAAACAGATACGGTTCTTGCCAAATTAATTGGAATCCCGCTATCATATCAATTAGTCACCCATTTCAACTTTGTACTTAGAATAGTGATTCGCATCACAGATATTACATCTAAGTAATTGTCCATCTTTAACTAATCCAATATTAACTGTTTCCGACATAGCCTCAATGAATGTTCTTCCAGAAGATTCATCGGATGGATGACCTAGATCAACTCGGTTCTGCATAAATGCTGAACGACTCATTCCACTAGTGGATTTACATAAATCTCCCAATCTTTGGGCGACTTCATTTATTGTATTTAATAATACAGGTTTGGTTCCTAACTTGTTGTGTTGTATATAATATTTCATAACTTAGTCTAAAGTATACAGTATAAATTGGTGATTTTCAAGTTTTTATATGATATTACTTTAACCTATAAGTAGTATTCCTATAGTGTTTTAACTTACGAGGACATTATTATAATTATCTATGTAGATAAAACAAATGCTTTCTCAATCCACATGATTCACAATATGCATTAGGAAAACGTCGAAGCCATTCTTTTCTATATTCGGAATTAGGTGGTTTACAAATATCTTCTGGTGCCACCGATACTCCTCGATATGCACACGAAACTGGTGATGGCCTTGGTGTAAATAATAAAAATAATCCTTTTATGAACTGATAGATTATTTTCATATTATCTTTGAGTCTCTTGGGCGTAAGATATGAACGCATTAGCATTGTCTTGCATTCTATCTTTTATCTGTTGAAAGTCACCACTCTTAAAATTCTTATTATTCAAATATGCTGATGCCACTTTGTCCCATTGTCCACGATTAATAAGGTTTATTACATTAGGTTCCATGTCGCCTCTGTAAAACGCATTGACCAATGCATTTCTTATATATTCGGGAAACTTATCAAAATTTGGAATATCCGATCTTATTATTTCTTCCTTTCTAGCTATATCTTTTCTTAATAGTCTGATAGCATCAACATCCGATAATCCTTTGCTGAAATTCTCATGTGGTTGGATTTTATGTCCATACGCTATGGTGTCACTACCACCCTCAACACTTTTGTGTGGATACCATCTCTGTTTTTCTTTATTATATCCACTATTAGGATTTTCCTTGTTATTCTCATAATGTTTAATCAAAGTAATGATATTCTTGTGTTTATGATAGACAGGGGGTCTATGTACATGAGTTGTTACAGTAGATTTAGCATGAATTGGCCCAGTCAATGGTTTAGGATCATGTGTTGTGTTGGGAGTAATTGCTGACAATCCAGCAATACCTAATCCTGCCAATGCACCTTTCCAATTTTCTTTTAACATACCGTGTGATTTTAAATATGCTACCACAACATGCCATGCAGTCTTATCTTGCTTTTTAGCAAACAATGAATCAACTTTAGAACGACTATCTGGATCAGCGATTCCATAGAACCTCATTAATTCGGCAATACCGAGGTTTCCTTTATAAATTGTTTCTTTTGTTACAATTTTTTTAAGGACTTCCTTGATTCTCTGTTTTTTCTCCGGATTCATTATCAAAGTTCTGGTTCAGTGACATCGATATCCAATTTCTGATTTACAATATCAGGAACACTGATAGCTGGATTATCACTCTTTACTTCGGAGCTACCACCCAAGAATTTACCTAAGTCAACAACCTTATCCTTATCCAATACCGCATTTCTATTAATACTTGGATTGAAATTAGGTACATCTTTGTTTGGAGTTATATCATTGGTGAAATTGGTACAATCAACATCATCTGTATATTGGATTTTAGCAGGATTCTGCAATGCTGATACATCGCCTTCTTTTAAATAGCTATAAAAATCGGTATATTCCATATTATATAAATATACCAATATATCGATTAAAACGTATTATTTTTGATCAGATTGCCCATGCAAGTTGTTCTATTTATTATAACCTTGTCTAATTTACCCAAGATTATGTTATTTGAACATCCTGTTGATTCGTCCTTATCGATATGTGATATGAACGCACCAAGTTTATTATTCTTCATTGCTATATTCAAAAATACATTATTGTTACTGTTCCTCATGAAAATACCAGTCTGGTTGTTATTAATATCAACATTTGAGAACATATTATCATTAAAATGATTATCCAATGATATTCCTGCCGCACCATTATTGGTTAAGCATAAATTCTTAAATGTACTATTTGTTGTCTCGTAACATGCTATACCATCATACTCATTATTATAAGAAGTCAAATGATCTATAGATAAAGTATCACAGTCCAATGTGGAAACTAATCCTCCTGATTTACAATTGCTTATTGTGACATTTTCTATATTTACATGATTGGCGTTTTGTATAAGGATGCCATCATTGTTTATAACACCTTTTTTGGTATATTTGTAAAATTCTCTGGATTGATTGCTTTTATTACCATCAATTGTGATGTCTTTTATGAGAATATTGGTGACAGGCTTACCACGAATGTTACCTATTATAATGGCTGGACAATTAGCATTGTCTTTTATTCGTATGGTGGTTTTGTTTCCAATTATGGAGAAATTGCTGTGAGTTATTATTAACGGAGAGGAGATTTCTATTATACCGCTAGGGAGATCCATTCCACTAAGTGGATTTGATATACTCCCCAAACAAAGCATTAATGTTAAGAATTTCTTCATAATGAAGAGTTACTTCATCTACCCACACTGCTTATATTCTAAAGTGACTTTTATATTTCATGTGATTCTCTTTTAAATAATCAAGATCACCTTTACTTTTGCTGGAAACATTTAAACTATCATTCGTCTCAATCTCCTCATATTCAGCCAATGGCTTTTCTGTATTAGAAAATTTTATCGTCCATTTACCCTTCATATTGCTACGAACAGTTTCATCCGATTTACCATTCCCCAATACTTTCCAATTGGCTTTCTGTTTTAAAATTTCTTTTAATTTATAAGTCGTTGGCCATTTTTTGGACTTATACAATTCCCACCACAAAAATCCTTGTCTTTCACTGATTCCACTATTTTTTATATAAGGGAGAATTAAATCGTTCCAATAATACTGTAATTTGGTATCATCTAGAGAATCCAAAAATTTCTTAAATGCAGTATATTGCTCTACCTTATTCATATCAATTTCTTATCACGTGATGCATATTTCTTATCATACAAATCACGCATAATTTTGATGATTGCGATTTCTTGTGGAGTTTTACCCTTCAATGATTCGTCCAATTTGTCATCAATGTTAAGAAATTTCAATTTGCTATAAAATTTTGGGTCTTTCTGTAAATTTTTAATGACTAATGCTTTTGCCACATCGGGTCTTTTAAATACCATGTCTCTTAATTCAGCATCTATACCTGCTATGATTTCATCAGGAGTTACTTTGAACTTGATAGCATTAATACCTTTCTTCTCATCAGGAATGACATCCGTGGAACGCATTGCTACATTTGGCTTGGTATTAGACACACTTGGGATACCAGTATTAACGTTGGTCTGGGAACCCGCTACACTTGGTGCGTAAGTTGCATCAGAAGCTGGTTGTGGCAATTCTGGATTTTTTTCATCAGTATCTTCTACGTTTTTGTATCCTTCGGGGCCAGCATCTTGAAAACCTTTAGTATCAAAAGAATCGGGGTCTTGACTAACATCTGGCGAGGAAAATGTGGAAACTCCGGGATTTACCACTCCTCCACCAACCGTCATAGGTAATCCGAGCATCATTCTATCTCCCAAATCACCATTTTCTCTGATTAATTTCTCCATTAAAGGTTTTCTCATATTATATAAATATGAAGAAGTTAATAGATAATAGCATTTTATTACCTGATATCAGCTATTTCTAACATAAACAATTCCTTGTTAGCGAAATTGACAAAATCATCATAATTAGTGAAGCATTCTTCATAGGTCTTATACGTTAATTGTTTTATGAACTTATTCTTAAATGTATCGTCAATGATATCACCACAATCGATATGGATTTCTTTAAGTTTATTATACAATATTGTATTTTGCTCCGCTACCGTGATATTTTCGACGTTCCATTCCTCATACGCCATGAATACATGCGGTACATTCTTTGTTATTCTCTTGTAAATCTTGGTTTTATTATATATCTCTTCCCTGAACTTTAAAAACTCCTCAGAATTCCATTGTATCTTGGATACTGGATACTTATCAGATTCTGTGGAGCAACACCACTTGTTTGTTATTTCAGCATTTTTATAGCTGATCCATTGTTCCAACACATTGCGTCTATATGATATAACAACATAATCAAGTGTCCTATAAACTTTGTCATCGATATTAACATGAGGATAACCCAATTTAAAGGCAAACATTTTATCCTGCGGTAAGAATGTTTTTACTATGGTAAGAAAACGCGTTCTATCCTTCAATAACTCAGCGGCAAGTATGTTTAGACTTTCAAAACAGAAATTCTTAGGAATACTGTAATATGGTTTCAATTTTTCATACAATTCTTTGTCGATAAAGCAAGTATCACTATTAAACATTTCTCCATCTAATGAATATATATTTTTAAAATTATTAAGATGATATGCTATCCAATGACTACCGCTTCTTGGTAAAAACAACACACCTATATTCTTTATCTTGTTTACTTCCTTTTCTAACACTATTTCCGGAAGATAACATTGAATAGTATTCATTTCAAATGTTTTAAGTGATCCATTTGATTCCGTACGCATTCTTAATATTCTTATACCCAATTCCCTTATATCATTTGATTTATCTTCATTCTTGGCAGGGATATAAACGTTTTTCAATCTACCGATAATAGGATATAGTCCATGTGGTTCAAAACGTATTGTATTCTCGCCCGAAACAATGTTATATTCCTTCTTTGAGATATCAGTCTCCAATGTTAAAACATTAGCTATGGGGGAAATAAAATCGACTTCTATATTAGCAATTCCATCGGTAATATAAAATTTAAACTCATTACCCGTCCATTTCCAATGAGTTTTCCCGAATGACTCCAATTGAAAGAATCCATATCCAGTGGTTATTTCTGTAGAGTCAATTTCGGGGTTTCTTTCAATCCAAGTCTTTGATTCCCAACCACTGAACTTAGTGTTCCTACCATGACCATATTCAAACGATGCTTGACTGACAAGAAATGATGTGGATATATAATATTTTATATGCGGTAAAATCTTCCGCATGAAAGCTACATCAAGTGCCATATTTAATGGATATAAAGCTTCTTTTAGAATTTTGGCTGTAGGTTTTTTAATCATGTAGGCATGATTAGATAGCATGAACTTAAATGGGTGGGTTAATTCAAGTGATTTCATTTTACCAACATATTCATTGATATTGATGACATCAACTACTTTGGCCCATTGTAACCAACCCAAATATGCCATTTCCCAATCACTTGGTAAGTTATCATAGAACTTTTCAAATTTATTTAAAAAATCCTCACAAAAAATAGCATCATCTTCCAAAATCAAGAATTCTTCATCGGGAAGTAAATCTATGGATGCTAATGTACAATAATGCGATAAAGCACAGCCAAACTCACCTATTTTCAATCCACATGGATTATCCGCCATTTTTAGGCGGATTCCGTCCACGGCGTCTATAAAAGTGATATCTATGCCCAATTTTTTGGTTTGAGTTGTTATGAACTCTCGCCGTTTGATATCGTCCTTCAATGATATACAAATTGTCCTCGGAAACTTCTTCATGGTATCTTATCATTTAGTGTTCACTCTTGCCCCATCGATAAATCTATTATCATCTTTTAATTCAGGAGTTGAGTATTTGTTTATTATGTTTCGCAATGCCTCTGGATAATCATTGATCGTTTTAAAGAAAATACCATCATTGTTTCCCAATAATGGAATTAATGAGAATCCAACACCGATACTCTTACACCATTCAGCATAATCAGGTGCAAGCATGATTTGATCGGGGTGACCAACAAAATTGACAGATATCGGATATCCTAGAACTTTTAATAAATGAACTCTGCTTTTAAATTGATCCAACCTAAAATTCTTATCAGATGGATGCAAACTACAATTTATGATACCGAAAGACGATGGAGGAGCAACTGCCACAATTTTCTTGTAAACATCTGCGGTAATATTGCTCGTTAAAGCAATAGTAAAGTTTTGCTCCTTGAAAAACTTAAATAAGTGCTCAATACCATCATAGAACAATGGTTCACCACCATTGGTGTGCCATATTCCTCCCCCAATCTCATTAGTTGTAAAAAATCTCTTAAATGCATCAATCCATGTTTGATAAGGAAACGTATCACATGCATCTGGAATATTCGGATAAACTTTCTTGGTAGGTAATACACAATACACACAAGAATAATTACATTTCCATGTGGGCGCAAAAAGAATAGATGCTGGATTCTTTATACCTTTATATGGGTCAGGATTTACTACATCTTGACTATCAATTAGTTTATCATCCTCATATACTTGTTTCTTAGACCAATGCCTATCACAAATCTGATAACACTTTTGAACGGGACATCTATTCCATTCTTCTGTTCTTAGTTTAATGTCTTCAGTTATTATATTTCCAAGAAATGCATTTGGGTGGTAGATGAGAGAATTACACGTATATACTCTGCCCTCACTACCAATACTGAACCACCGTTTACCACCATCACAATATAATCCATTTTTCATAATTTTTATTTCGTAGAATGCCAAACATGATGTAAAGCTGAAAAGTTATGTCCTATTTTCACACCAAATTCCGTTGAGGTCAGGGTGAAACTATCCATATACTTAACATTATTAAATCCAACGTTCTTTAACATTATTTCTCCCGCTGATTTAGACAACCACCACAACGATTCATTCGCGGAATTAACATCTTTCTCTATTGCCGATTTTTGCCTACCTAAATATCTTTCGGTTCTTATTACGGGATCAACCGAATCGATTCCACCAGAACATAATATGAATAATCCATTAGGCTTCAAAGCTTTATTTATGATCTTCAGTAATTCCATTGGATAAATTACATGCATCAATAATGATCCACAAAATACAATATCAAATGTATCAATTGAATCAATACTGAATACATCTGCTTCCACTATATCCATTTCCAATTTAGTCTGATTCTTCACCATATTAGTAACAGAAGTATTAATATCAATGGCAACTACATTGGCACCTCTCTCGGCAAAATATTTTGAAAAGAATCCGGAGGCACATCCCACATCTAATACTTTTTTCCCCTTAAGTAATTCATCATTGGGGAAATGATAATATTGCAAGAGAGGTTCATGATCATAAATACCTTGTATATTTAAATCCTTAAATGTGTGATAATAAAACATTATTTTATATGACTTTTCATTAATTCTCCAGCCGTATCCAAATTCGGATATGCCCAAACTGTGTCATTACTATAATTAGTGGAAAAACTCTCCATGTCTTTAATATAATCCATCTTAAAATCTACCAACCCTTTATAGGTTTTACCAAGGAAATCCATATGACCACCATACCCCGTAACAATTATTGGTTTTCTGTAATTGAACGCATCAAATATAGGTATACCAAACCCTTCAGATTTAGTTAGACTAACATAACAGTCGCCTAAACTATGTAAGGCCAAAATATCTCGTTCACTAGCGTTGTCAATCAAGTAATGAATCTCAGGAAGATCGGTATAATCTTTCACGAGGTCACTTATCTTATCCAAGCAGTATTTTTTGTTATTCGGTGTATAATTCTTATAGTGAGTTTTAATCAACAGTCTGACTTTGTCATTTTTAGTAAATGTCTTACAAAACACTTTAATGATATCATCTATACCCTTTCTATTATTAAATTCTCCTATAGTATAGAATGTGTATACCCCTTCTACTGATGTTATGGGTTGTCCATTGATATTAATCAATTGAATGTTCTTCTTTTCAATTAATGGCTTCTGTAAGAATACATGAGGCACCACGCTTATAGGTATTGTGACTCCAGACTCTTTAAACACATGATAATTGTAACTTGATGGACACCACACTTCATTAACATTGTCATTAATGTACTCCGTCCATTTTGGTGGCAACTTGCTGGTTTCCCATGCGGCATAACCAAATATTTTCTTGTTTTTGTTGATATTGCTATACTGATGATTCAAAGACTCCCATAAATCAGGAGTGGTATGATATATGAATGTGTCATACTCAGCATAATTCTTATTTATGGTCGATTCAGCAATTAAGTTATATGGACAATCCTTACTTAACTCAGTTTCATCAAATCTCAAAGGAACCCATTTGATATCGTAATTATTGATGAAATATCTATATACATATCCCTTGGCAGCAGTGGCATATCCAGATGTTCCATATTGTCCTATATACATGATGGTGTCTCTATCATTTTTTAGTGCAATTCTAGATACATTATAACTATAATTATCAACATCAACGAAAAATTCTTCTTCGCTTTCCGTTGTCAAATCTCTAATAGGTATTAATACATCTTTGTGATTGTCACTGTCAATAACGATAGCATATATTTTAAATCCTAAAACACGCACGTCCCTAGACTGCTTATCTAATTTAGACGGACAGAAACTATCATCGGTTGAGAATGTGACAGATTTTTTTCCATTAATGTCAATTTTGACATCTATGTATTCCGCTGTCTCTGTGAAGATATAAGACTTGTACAATATACCATCAACTAGTATATTCAATATACGTTTATTAAAAGCATCTACCCCGTTATACAACCGCACCTTCAAGAATGTATAATTTGTACTATTTGTTATGTATATAGTAGAACTATTGTTAGTCCACCTATATTGCAGTCCATTATCCGAATTTGTTTCTAATGATTCCCAATATTTGGATAATATGAAGTCTTTTTTATAATCTTGGCTCATAGTTATTTCAATTCTTCTATAATCTTTGCTATACACGCAGCGAACGTTATTTCCTTGTTAACTACCAAATTGCTTTGATACATATATTCAGCTATTATTAATATAACAATAGCTGGATTCTTCGGGGCATATTCTCCCACTTTATCATATAAACATTGATATAGCTCTTCATAGCATCTAACATTATTATCAGCTATGAGTTGTCTAATCTCCATAAAGGCACACTTCTTAATCAACTCTATGATTTTGTTTTTTAAATCGGATACAACATTATCTTTCTTGTATATAGTCAATACTTTGTTTACTGTGCTCTGTTGTGCAAAATTAAGCATCTTTCTAATATCTGGATAGTAAGTGTTAACTATATAACCCAAATCTTCTGGCACGAACTTGATAGTTTCCTTTTCTAGAATATTTTTGATGTGTACAGCGATTTCTTTCTTACTTGGGGGTATAATTTCAAATACTTGGCATCGAGATAGGATCGGTGATGTAATTTTTTCAAGATAGTTACATGTAAAGATGAATCTGGTGGTGGCACTGAACGTTTCGATGATATTACGCAATGCTCCCTGTGCTTGCGGCGTTAAGAAATCACTTTCGTCTAAAATGATAACTTTAAGATCACTGAATCCTATAGTAGATGCAAACGACTTAACTTTAAGTCTAATATCATCCACGCTGTTGGTGTCCGATGCATTAATATATAAATGATCACATTTTATATTTGATACTATCAATTTAGCCGCTGAAGTCTTACCTGTTCCGGGAGAACTGCCGTGTAACATCAAATGTGGTAATTGACCCGTCTCCAAAATGCGTTTCAATTCATTTTTAAACTGATCATTACCAATATAATCTTCAATTTTTGTTGGGCGATATTTTTCGGCCAATATAAAATGTTCTTTCTCTGGTACTGTTTCAAATTCGATAAAATCGTTCATACGAATAGTTTACGTTATAAAAAGATAAAAGTCAATACTAAATAAAAACCCCGTATGAACAGCATACGGGGAATGTTGAATATTTTGTAGGTTTTGCTTTTTCTCCAGTTAGTCAACATTTTTAATTTCCACCAAATAATAACTTGATGTAAAATTATCCTTGGTAAATGATATGAACGCTAATCCATCATCACTAACCTTCAATACAGCATCATCGCAATCATTATTACTGTTAAATATTTCTTTTAAGTATTTAGCACTAAAACTGATAGGTTTAGCCACCGTATTTAGTCCGACCTTCGTGATAACATCCAATGTTATTCGATTTCTGTTAAGTTTGCTATGTCCAATCACCAATTCTAATTTATTCTTCTTATTCATCAATAACGTGAAGTTATCGATATCACTCAAAGCATTTTTAGCTCTAATGAACTTGGTAATAAACGATTCTTTAAAATCAATCTCAAGATTGAACTGTGGGATTTTTTTAATGTTTGGAGCGGAGGGAATAACATCCAAATCCGCCGTTACATATTGGATTTCGGTAGAATCGTCATAGAAAACCAACGACGTTACTTTATTATTGGTGGCATTAATATTTGGTCTAATATTAATTTCATCACCCAACACACTTACCATCTGTTTTAGCTGTGTTGTGTTATATACACCAAATAATATGGAGTTTGTCGCTGTAAAGTCAGACAATGCTACATTTATTAATACCGATTTGTCATCGGTAATCGCTGATGTCTTTAATGTCTTACCAACATCATCAACAACCATTTTTACACTTTCAACGTTTCCACCGAGAGTGTATTTTTTGATAAATGTGTCTAACAACACTTTATTCATATTACCTAATGGTCTTACCGTCAGTCGGGTGACCATTTACTTCATTACGAATCCATGCATTCAATGCGGCGTTGGCTCTAACAGCAAATTCAGCACTGACACGAGTTAGTTGGGGTTTATTTGCTTCCGTGGCATATTTTAATGCCAACTTCTTTACTGCACTACGATTTATTAAGTTTGTTTCCATATTTTAGTTTCCTTAGTTTATAACTGTCTAATACTCAATTAGTATAACACACTTTATATGATTGTCTAGTTATTATATACTAAAATTCTGTCTTTTCTTAAATTGCTCCATTAATTCCTGCCGTTTAAGCTTTCTTACTCTGCTTGACATAACTTCTCTTTGTCCATCAAGATTGCGTGTTTTTCTCTCAACCTTATCGAACTGCCCACAATGTCCAATACGTTGCTTAAACCCCAATCCTTCCATTTCCTCTCGACATATGGGACAAAGTGGTGTATGTAAACCTCCCCTAGCAGTCTTGTTATGTTTTCTACAAATGTATGTTCCTTTTCTCATATTTTAAAATTCAAAAAACTCACTAGCTTTGGCTTCCACCAAGGATGGCATTTGCCAACCCAATATTCTATAAAAATCCTCTATCTTATTCTCTAATACAGACGTATACATCCTGTTTTTATCACAATATTCATTGATTATGTCCATTATCTCTTTTGGATCGGTTCCATCGTTTTTAAAAGCCAACGCATCAATTCCATATGGATTATCAGCCAAATATACATACTTAATTTTCTGTCCTGAGTAGATTGGTTCAACCTTGGTGTTCAATTTGAATTTAACCAATAGATCATTATACATCAAAGCTGCCTTACATTGTGCCGTAGCTCCATCCTCAATAACAAACTTCTGTCGTTTCTTTGGATCGAAGTTTATTCCCTTTTTCTCACTAAAAAACTTGACAGATGTATTCTTTGCCAACTCCACGATAGTACAATTCTTTAAATTCTCACATAGTTCAAGAACCTTCTTATTTATATTAGTTAAACCTTGTCTATTTAATATATCCTTCAAAAATTGTTCATAGAAAGTTTTAAACTTGAGTGGAAAGTCTGATCTTACGCTACTCAATCCAACAACTTTCATTTTACTGACATCCTTATTCTTACTCATGTCATATACTTGATTTAGAGCATACGCTTTCTTCTTTTTCCATAATGCCGTGGAATTTATTGTGTCTGCGGCGATTTTGATCTTGTTATTATCTGAATTAAACATTTTCTTGGTTATTGTAGGATAAAAAGCATTTAATCGTTCCACAATCTCGCTACAAACCTTTTTGGTGTATTCTTTCATATCCTCTTCCTTAATACCTTCCAAGGCACCAAGGGCGGCAACGGATACATACAAACTGTCCGTATCAATATACTGAACAACGTTATCAACATTATCAATAGTCTTGTTATACTTGTTATATTTCTCCTTAAAGTATTCAATCACTATTTTTTCGGAAGTTTTGATGATTGTCTGCCCCGTAAGAGTTGTTGATTCGGCATTATCCTTACTATAGAATCTGCTACTGTTTAATCCCAAGATACCATATACAGAATTCAAGAAAATCTTCTGAACGTGTTGTCGGCGAGAATAATATTCCTCTTTTTCTTTGTTTCCCTCTTTGCCATACTTTTTCATTAAGTCTTGGAACTCAATACGCTGAGTAAACCACATATCCAATATTGTTGGTATGATTCCCGCTTTCTTTCCGTCATACATAGCACCAATGGATGAAACATTTATCTGTTCAGTATTAATGAAATTTTTAAATTCGTCTACTGAATAAGTCTCGCCAGCTATTTTTACTTCGGTGAGTTTATTGCCGACATAATTTTCCACACTCCAGTCAGCTATTCTCCCAATATACGTTTCAGGACTAATGTTTAGTGTCCTAATGGTGGACGGATATAGGGAATTTATATCAACAGAGAAAACCCATGAATATAATTGTGGAACAGGATTTTTTACATACGCACCAACGAAACTGTCGTCATCATCTTCCTCTTCCTCACCTTTTTCTTTCATTAGTTTGTTATAATGAGCCATTGCTTGTTCTTCTACTTCATCATCAATTGCAATGGGTTTATTTGGGGCAACAATGTTACCATTTCTGCGCATATATGTTATAATAGCCCCTTCAATGAATCTGGATGACATATGAAACCATTCAAATGGAACATGCCCAATGGAAGTTACACCAACGGCCAAATCCAAGAATTTAAACTGATCATCCAATTTTTTTACGATCTCAACGTCACAAAGGTTATATTCAATGAACTTTTTTATATCTTCTTTGTATAATTTATGCAATGATCCCTCGTATTTAATTTTACCTTGACCAAATTCAACTGTGCCAATGTGATCCAATGTATAATTCTGTCTAGGTTCAAATCGAAACTTCTTATATAATAACAAATAGTCTAATGTGTTTACACCCGCAATAACAACCGTTTTATCTCGCTCTTTTACATAACATTTTCCGATTTCAGACAAACGATTTGCTTGATTAACCCCAAGTATCTTACATATTCTACCATAAATGTATCTTATGTCGAATCCTCCACCATCACCATAATATCCGTTATAACAAATGTTCCAACCTGTTACGATATCTGGCCGTATTTGTTCAAAAACGGTCAATATACCATTCAACAGCGATTCTTCATCGGAAAAAGTAATTACTTCCGTATTATCTTTTGTATATCCATCAACTTGACCATCTTTATCTAAAAGTAAACACTTATATAAATTGGTCATCCTCTCATAATAAGAAAAAGCCGTAATCTCTTTATTGAATATGTTGACATCTGGATTTCCTCCTGTGGTGTCTGTTTCGATATCGATTATTATCGTTTTTAAATTTTTTGGAGGATCATCTTGATCCCTATATAAATCTACAAGAATTTTTGTCTCAGCCGTAAGATCGGATTCGTATGTATTGTAGTCACCATATTTAAAATCATATATCTTATCAACTTTTTCACCATGTAGTGTTTGGAATTTTCCGAATTCACTTTTCATGAAGGCATAGTTTCTGTATTTTCTACAGACATATCCAAGCTCATCATCCCAAAGATGCAAAAGACCTTTAAGTTTATCGTAATAAATCGATTTATACATACTATATATTGTAAACCAAAACTCACGTTTTGTAAAGATATAATATATTAATAATAAACTTATGCCAGCACTTACAAGAACCCAAGCCGAACAAAAAACCTATAAATTGCAAGAACAACTCTTGGAAATCAAGAGACAGAAGAAAGAGGCTAATGATACGTACAACGAAGAAATTAAAGACATCGAAAGTGAGATCAAAGCCATTATTGATGAGCAAAATACAGCGGTACAACCATGAGTCCAAAAGAACTTATAAAATTCTGTAAAAGCGGTAAACTTAATCACTACACGGAACACGTTGATTATCGTGATGCATGTAGTAATGTTTCCGTTATTATAAATATTGTAAAAGACGGCAGGAAATACACATTCCATCAATCGTGGGGGCCATCATTTGGAGATTTTCATAGAAATGACGCCATTCAATATGTGAAAATTGATCCAACATCATTAAGAATGACATGGAGTGATTACGTTGATGACGATGGTGATAACCAATTACAGTTTAATTTCTAAGTTTAACAAACCTATTCATTCCATCAATTGTTATAAAGATGTATTGATGTTGTGCTACATTCAAAATATTAAATTCATTCACTAATACTCCATCATCCATATCATCTAAAATGGATGTAGTCACAATATTCTGCTTTTTCATGGAATTCTCCGCTTTACCTGATAAAATTGGTCGTGGTGTCACTGTAATAATATCTTTATCCTTGACTTTGTATAATTTCTTCCCCATGTTATCCATTATAGTGGCATTGCCTTGAATTATAATAAATGTGCTACTGTGTCCGTCACTTTTTATAACAAATCTACCATCACCAAGGATTATACAGGCTAATTCAGTGTTTATATAAAGTCCATTGGTGACAGATTCATTAATTATCTCAATTTCACCATTTAATAATGATAAATTACAATTAAAATCATTATATTGAGTTTGTTGTGGGTAAGGTGTAATGATAGTGAATTGATCAAAAGAATCGAAATTTAAAGATGTGTTATTATTTAATTTGATTGTGGTATCACATGACAATTTGAGTGTCACCACATCATTGCTGGTAGATAGATTATAATTGTTTTGATTGACACTGTATGTCTTACCGATTAGAACAGGAGACTCAGATAATGAGTTGTTTATTATATTTTCAAGGTTGGGATTTCCTTTACTATCAATAAACCCAAATTGTTGGGAATGTACACTAAGGCATAGAGATAACGAAACTATAAGGTAATATAATATATTGATTTTCATGGTAATATATGTTAGTATGTATAAATATGGAACAAACATCCGAAACAAGAAAGAAAAGGGTATCATTCAGTCAATACGCAATGTATTCACGATGTCCTAATGCATGGAGACTTAATTATTTAGAAGGCAAACGGATATATGATCCAAGCTTGAATACTTGTTTCGGGACAGCTATACATTATGCCTTACAAACCTATATTGAGAAATTGTATAAGGAATCATTTGAGGTTGCTGATGCTCTTAACTTAAATAAGTTATTTAAAGAGAAATTTGACGAAGAACTTATCAAATCGAAGGAACAAAACAAAAACTTCACATATACCGATGATGAATATACCGAATTCTTTTATAACTCCGAAGACATTCTAAGAGCATTTCTTAATACATCTACCAGAATCAAACATTTTCCAAATAACAAATATGAATTCATCGGTACTGAATTACCACTAGATGCTAAACTCAGGAATAATGTGGAGTTTGTGGCATACGTTGATTTGATATTGAAAGAGAAATCAACGGGAAAAATCAAGATATACGATTTTAAAACATCTACGCTAGGTTGGAGAGATAGTAAGAAGGAAGACCCTGCCACCTATGAACAAATATTGTTGTATAAGGCTTTCTATTCCAAGAAATTCGGTGTTCCTCTTAATGACATCGAAGTTGAGTTCTTTATTTTAAAGAGAAAACTCTATGAGAATGTTGATTTTCCACAAAGTCACATACAATTATATAGACCAACGCATACTCATGCTGCCGTGGCTGAAACACTTAACAGTTTTTCCAATTTCATCAATGAATGTTTTACAGTGAAGGGCGAATATAATGTAAATGGTAAATACCCAAAAATTCCGGGCAAGAACAAGAAAAATTGCACATATTGCCCACATAAAAAAGTAAACTGTGATGCAAAACCAGACAAGCTTGACTTTTAATAAATCCATGGATGATCTTGTGTTAGTTATTCAAGACTGTCTTACCCCAGATTTATTAAAACCAACATATAGAAAAGAAAACACAACAAATCCAATGTACGGTCATTGTTACGTTGCATCTGAAACAGCTTTCTATTTCATATGGACAATGATGTTTGGTGATAAATATATAAATTATCGTCCTTACCAAAACAAAGATTCCAGTGGGATATCCCACTGGTGGTTACAGAACGATTCAAAAGAAATATTGGACATTACCGCCGCACAATATACATCAAAAGGATTAACTCCACCATACGCCAATGGCGTATACCGATCATTTCTAACAAAACTTCCATCCAACCGTGCCCAAATTGTAATTGACCGTGTTATTGATAAAATAAAATAAATATATTGCCTCATTCAATTATACATATACACATATGCACAATTATGAATGACACAGTAACTACCACTACAATAAAAATAGAGAACTCACTCTATAACGAATTCAAAATATTAAATATCCGACATAGGTTTTATCTTAAAGATTTAGTCATTAGAAGCATGTGGTTATATGTTAATGATGAGGTATTTCGAGATAAAGTTTATAATTGTATTATGCCCACATTAAGTAGTGCTGCACAAACCACTTCACTTACTATTACAGGATCAAGCTTATTATAATATGACAAAGAAAAAGAAAATGCTTTGGATAGGAGACGACTTACGAATGCATTCTGGTGTGGCAACACAACTTAGAGAATTGGTATTGGGACTCGTTGACGAATATGATATTTGTTGTATGGCTGGTGCTATCCAACATCCTGAAGCTGGAAAAGTTGTTGATTTGGATGAAGCTACAAGACAAATGACTGGAGTAAAAGATGCATATGTCAGACTTTATCCAGTTAATGGGTATGGTGACGAGAATCTTCTGTTTGCTATCATCAATCAAGAAAAACCAGACATGGTATGTATGATCACCGATCCCAGATTCTATGGATGGTTATTTTCGATTGAGAGACAGATCAGAACCAAAATCCCAATTGTCTACTGGGCATTATGGGACGATGTTCCATATCCAATGTGGAATCGTCCGGGATATATGAGTTGCGATGGAGTATTTGCTATCAGTAAACAGAGTAACAATATTCATAAACATGTTATTGGTGCTGAAAATTGTTGTAATATTTATGGAAACGAGTTTGATATGGTTGGTAACTTACTAAAAAAGGAAAATGTATGATCGGTAACAAAATAAACATATCTGAGGTGTACAATACCTCGTGGAATCCTAAACAGCCTAATAGGTTTATTGCTAAATTATTTCTGGATGATAAAATATTTGTCCCCAGTCACATTATTAAGGGGATCGGGCGACCAGAAATCACCCAATATAATAAGTCCAATAATATTGTGATAAATATATACGAAGTTCTTGGATATAATACATATTTTAAGTTGTTCAATACTATGGGTACATACCCAAAAATTGAATTGGAGGTTAAGGAATTGCATCCAACTGGAGAAGTTGCTGAAATTTGGGTGGCCACTGATTGTGCCATTGTGGAATTAACTGGGCCTGACTTGGATTGGGCAGGACATACTGATATTGCTATCATACAATTAAAACTATCATTTGATAAGATCGTCATTAAGGAATAACATATGCCTCTAAAAAACGGAAAAACATTAATTCACTTGGTTCCCCATGGTATAAACAGTGATTTGTTTAGACCTCTACCAAAAGATGACAAGGCTCTCAAAGCACACCGACGCAAGCTGTTTGGTGATAAAGAATATGAATTTGTTGTATTTTACAACAGTCGTAATATTCAACGTAAGAGAACCAGTAATCTAATCTTAGCATTTAGAGCGTTCTGTGATAATTTGACTCCAGAACAAGCAGATAAATGTGTATTATTAATGCATACTGAGAAAGTATTAGAGGCTGGCACGGATTTACCGGCAGTCAAAGAAGCATTATGTAATAAATATAATGTTATATTTGACGAAGCTAAATGTGCTCCAGAAGAAATGAATCTTAATTATAACATTGCTGACATCACCGTTAATATAACAAGCAATGAAGGGTTTGGACTAAGTACGGCTGAATCTATAATGAGTGGAACCCCAATCATTGTTAATGTTACTGGTGGATTACAAGATCAAATCGATCAGAAGTGTGAAAATGGTGCTGATTTTGAATTTGGTATAACGTTTGGAAGCAATCATACAGGTAAATATAAAAAACATGGTATATGGGCTAAACCTGTGTGGCCGACGGCACGTTATATTCAAGGAAGTGTACCGACTCCATATATATTTGATGATATTTGTAAATGGGAAGACGTAGCAGAAGCTATCATGTTCTGGTATCTGATGACCGATGAACAACGTGAGATTTGTGGTTCAGAAGGTCGTAGATGGGCAATGAATGAAGGTGGTATCAATCATAAGAACTTGGCTGCACAATTTAAATTGGGTGCCAAGTATGTATTTGATAACTTTGTTCCAAGCAATCATTTTAGCATTCATACCGCTGAGGAGTTTAGAGGTCAAAGACCACCATTTGATAGTATCGGTGGTGAAATACCAGTTATTGATAAAGCAAAAATTCAAGAGGAATTAATCAGGCTTGGACATAACCATGCTGTTAAATAAAATAACTTGAGGTTGTTTTGATAAAGGATTATAATATAAGTTATGAATATTAAGTTACTTAGTGAGAAAGCCAAGAAACCAACTAAAGGCAGTAAATATGCGGCTGGTTATGATTTATATAGTACCGTTGATTATCAATTGAAACCATTGGAACGTTACGCCTTTAAAACTGATGTATGTTTTTCTATTCCAACCGATCAGTACGGAAGAATCGCACCAAGAAGTGGTAATGCATTAAAAGCTGGTATAGAAGTATTAGGTGGTGTTATAGACCCCGATTACACTGGTGAAGTTAAGGTAATACTGGTTAATCTAGGTCAAGAACCATTTGATATTAAAGTTGGCGATAAAGTTGCACAAATAATATTTGAACATTGGTATGCTCATGAGTTTTTAGTGGTAGATGATTTGGCAATTACCGAAAGAGGAAATAGTGGATTTGGATCAACGGACATGAGCGATAAAACCATAAAAATCCCAGAGGCTGTTAAATCGGCATTGACAGAAATGTATGTAAAGAAGCATTCAGAAGAAGTAAACCCAAAAGTTAAGTATAGTGAAATAATGAAAGAACGCGAAAAGAATATATGAGTAACAAACCTTTATGTGTGATGCAGTGTCCCGTGTATAGTCGAAGCGGTTATGGTGATCTATCAACTGATATTGCCAAATCGATTCTTCGTTATGATAAATATGAATTATTGATTGCGCCAACTAAGTGGGGAGGATGTCCCCCAAAAACTATCGAGGATAGTAATGCCACAGACGAAGATAGAAAGCTTCTAAGTTGTTTTATGAGACAACCTTTGAATAAACAACCTGATTTGTTTATTCAAATATCCATTCCAAATGAATTTCAACCAGTCGGGAAATACAATGTTGGTATAACTGCTGGTATCGAGGTCGATAAACCAAGTGGGGAATTCATTGAGGGGATGAATCGTATGAATTTAGGTATAGTTACCTCTACATTCGTTAAAAAAGTTTTTGAGAATGCCAATTACACTAAACAACATCAGGATGGAAGAAAAGAACCATTAAAGTGTATCAAACCAATCGAAGTATGTTTTTGGGGAGCAAACACCAGCATTTATAAAAAGACCGATGAAAAAATTCAAACTATAGAAGGTGTTATGTCATCTATCCCCGAGAATTTCGCTTTCTTGTTTGTAGGTCAATGGACACATGGTGGAATATACAACGACAGAAAAGACATAGGAAATCTTGTGAAGACATTTCTCAATGCCTTTAAAGATAAAGAAAAACAACCATGTTTGATTTTAAAAACTAGTGGTGTAAATTTCAGTATCACGGATAGAACTGACATGTTAAAGAAAATCAAGGAAATCCAAGACAGTGTATCTGGTAAATTACCAAAAGTCTATCTATTACACGGAGAACTTTCTGATGTCGAGATGAACGCATTACTTAATCATGAAAAAGTCAAAGTACACATTAGCTTTACACATGGTGAAGGATTCGGTCACCCATTGTTATTGGCTACATTGAGTGGTAAACCAATATTGGCTCCTAATTGGAGTGGACATATTGATTTCTTAAATGCGAAATATGCTGGATTGTTAGATGGGACAGTAAAACAAATTGATCCTTCTTCTGCAAATCAATGGCTAATTAAAGAAGGTAATTGGTTCTATGTTTCTTACAGTTTGGCGGAAGAGAAAATTATAAGCTTATTTAACAATTATAGTGAAAAATCTCTTAATAAAGCTGAAGCGTTGAGATTGGAAAATGCTGATAAGTTTAGTTTACAAGCCATGGACAAACACTTGCATGGATTACTCGATAAGTATGTGCCGGAATTTTCCATAGAACAAAAAATTGTGCTTCCTCGGCTCAAAAAAATAGAGTTACCAAAACTCAAGAAATCGGAACCAGTAAATGATATATCCAAGAGTGTAGTATGAATGCACCTTTCATAAGTTATCTAATTACAACCAAGAATGGAACAAATCAATTAAAAGATTTGTTAGATTGTATTGAGAAGTACATAGATGGAAACGAATGTGTCATATTAGACGACTTTAGTGATAATGATACCACTTTGGATTTATTGGATTCATATAAAGAAAAACAGAACTTCTTTATATATAAACATGCGTTGGATAACCATTACTCCATGCACAAAAATTTTGGAAAAGACTTGTGTATTGGTAAATACATATTACAATTGGATGATGACGAAGTTCCCACTGACACATTAATGATTAATATAAAGGATATCATTGAGTCCAATCCCAGTGTGGATTGTTTTTTAATACCTCGAATAAATGATTTTATTGGAGTCAATGAAAAACATGCAGCGGATTGGGGATGGAAATTATCTTTATACGAAGGAAGAAACATTGTAAATTTTCCGGATTATCAATTTAGATTATTTAAGAACCTTCCACATTTAAAATGGGAAAGACCTCTACATGAAAAAATAGAGGGTGCTAAGATAACATCCAAACTTCCATCGGAGTTTGAATTATCAATAATCCATAATAAGACTATAGAAAAACAGGTCGCCACCAATCTAAGATATAATAAAGATTTTAGCGACGAACTAAATAAAGGATTTAAAATCTAACATGTTACAAGAGCCTGATGAACAAACTATAATAAGTAACCTAGGTATAAACCACTCAGATTTAATATTATTTGATGTGGGAGCATATGATTTCATTACTGGGATATATTTTAAGCAATGGTTTCCAAAAGCCAAAGTATATTCATTTGAACCAGATATTGAAAACATAAGAAATCATAGAAATTCTGCTATCGATGCTGGAATACATACTTATCCTTATGCCCTCGGGGATAAAAATGATGTGGTGAAATTTTATCCAAGTTTATCCATCGAGGGTAGATACCATAAACAGGCAGGGTCTATCAACAAACCCATTATAAAAAACGGGACTGTAGATGAGCAAATTGAATTTGATAGATGTAAGTTTGACATGAATGGATATGATGTCACAGTGAAACGATTGGACACAGTTTGTGAAGAAAATGACATCACACATATTGATTACATGCATATTGACGCCCAATCCTATGAAAAAAATATCATCAATGGCATTGGTGATGTGCCTGTAAAGTTCATACTTACCGAAACTGTTAATTTTCATCAATATGAATCCAACATAAAACACGAAGATGAATTTCACACATTCATGTTATCAAAAAACTATGAGATTGTGCAAAAATATAAATACGACACACTTTATAGGAAAATATGATAGATGACAGAAAAAATCACCCATTAAATGAAAATTCTCTAATATTTGAGGTTGGTGGGTTCGTTGGGGAATTCTCTCAAGAAATGTTTGACACATATCACTGCAATATTTACATTTTTGAGCCAGTAAGGGATTATTACAATGGATTGGTCAATAAATACCAAAACAATCCCAAGATAAAAGTCCATAATTTTGGGTTAGGAAATAAAACAGAAAAAAGAAATATCCAGATAAACGGAGCAGGAACATCGGTATTCAGTCCAAAAGGAAAAACGGAATCTATTGATATTATGGATATATCACAATTTATTTCAGATCAATCCATAACATCTATAGATTTATTAGAATTAAATTGTGAAGGCGGGGAATTTGAGATAATCAAAACACTCTGTGCAAGTAAACATGCCGATAATATAAAATTTATTCAAATTCAATTCCATAAAGTAATACAAAATCATGACGAGGAAAGAAAAACCTGTCAAAATTTACTAAGTGTTACACATGATCAGACATATAATCATGAATGGGACTGGGAAGGATGGAAACTAAAATAATGATAACCAGTAGATTACATGGAGAGTTAGGAAATAATTTGTTTCAATTAGCCACATGTCTTTCTATAAAGGATGCTATAAATGTTGATTATGAAATATCAGCATCCAGACATTGTTGGATTTCCAATGAAGACCGTCCCATTGAGGTAAGTAAATTGTTTTCTCATAAATTCAATTTCGTTAATAGTTATTCTCAAGAGTATGGTCATTATCGTCACCCTGATCTATTCGAGCAAGATAGTCCTTATTATACATTTGCATACTCACCAATTCCCCATGAAGATAACGTAAAATTGAATGGTTATTTTCAGAGCGGTAAATACTTTGAGAACATAAAAGATAAACTTGTCAATGACTATTTCGCTTTTAATCCTGATACCATTGATTACATAAATGATAAGTATAAATCCATATTACCTAATTCAATTGCTATTCATTTTAGAGGTGGAGGCGATAGATCACTGTGTTCTGATATATTTCCATTAGTGCCTAGTGAATACTATGAAAGAGCATTGGCCATTGTGTATGATTCATCTAATATACAGAATATTAATGTATTTTCCGATAAAATGTCCATAGCTAAAGAAATATTTCCAGAATCAGTAAACTTCATAGAGAATGAATCTAATATAACAGATTTAACATTTATGAGTATGTGTAATCACAATATATTAGGTAACAGTACATTTAGTTGGTGGTCAGCTTATCTCAATAAACATAAAGGTCATATAACCGTTGCTCCAGCCAACTATTGGTTCGGTGGATCACTTAAGAAATTGGATATAAAAGATTTGTTTTTAGATGAATGGATTAAATTATGAGTAAGCTAAAAATGAAACCAATTGGGGGATGTATTTCCCCAAATGAAAATGATTCAGTGTGTTCTTCTCATATGAATACATCTAAACATATTCAATGGTTACCAAAAAATTATGTCGGTGACTATGATTTTGATATGTATATAGACGGAAATATATTGAGTGGGTTGAATAATAACCCTAACAAATACGGGTGGTTATTGGAATCCCGAGGATACAATCAGGGAGTAATAGATGTTATATTAAAAAATTTACAACAATTTCAGAATAATTATAAATTTATATTCACCTGTCAGATGGATTTGGTTCAGATTGGGCATCCATTTTACTATGCTATATCCAATGCCGCGCCATGGACATTATCCGAAAATAGAAAACGCCACACTAAGTACCGAATGATAAGTATGTTGGTTTCTAAGAATTATACGTTGGCTGGACACAAATATCGTGTAGAATATGCGGTTGATAATAAAAATAAACTCAATTTATATGGGAGAGGACAAGAAAACGAACCTAAAATAACTGATGATGCCTATAAGAACTACAATTTCACGGTATCTATGGAAAATGATGTTAGTGATGCATATTTTACGGAGAGATTGACCAGTCCAATGACAACATATACAGTTCCAATATATAGGGGCAGTAAATCAGTTGTGGAACAGTATTTCAATCCGAAAGGTGTAATATTCTCAGATAATTTCAATCTAAATGATTGTACTGATGATTTGTATAATTCCATGATGCCATATATAGAAGAAAATTTTAAAATCGCCTGTGAATTTCCAGTTGCTGATGATTACATCGCCGAAAATTACTTATTATGAAGTTTACGTTTATAATTCAGTTTAAATACGACAGTGTTGATAGACTAACGAACCTATTGAGATCGTTGATTTATCTCACCTACCAATTTAAAGATGAAGCTGAATACTTAGTGATATTACAAAATAACACACCAATCGAAGAGGTTAATTGCGTACAATATCTGACTAAATTATTTCATGAATATGAATTGAGCAATATACGCATATTTTCCTGTGATTTGCCTGACCCATATTATAGATCAAAGATAATCAACGAAGGATTGAAGATTGCTAGTAATGATATATGTGTAATATATGACTGTGATATTCTATTACCAAAAGAACAGATTGAATTAGGTGTGGAATTGTGTCAGGATAAATTTCCTTTGGTATTTCCTTATACCAATCCAGAATATCACATTGAGCGTGATTACTTTAAGGAATTTGAGACGGATTATGACTTTTACAATCTTCAATTTAAGATTGCTCCAAAAATGATGTTACATCGTCATATCGAGGATGGATATCCACCAATTGCTTATGCTACGGGATTTTGTATGATAGTTAATAAGAGATTGCTTGGTGATCTAGTATATTTCAATGAAGAATTTAATGGTTGGGGATATGAGGATTCTGAATACATCTTTAAGATGAATCTATTTAATATCAAAATGACAAGAGTATACGGGCCAGTATTCCATGTGCAGCATGAGAGAGTATTACAAAATAAATACAAGGAATACACCGATAGAAATCAAAGGTTATATGTTAAACTAAAGAATGAGAATATCGAAACGTTAAAAAACTACTATAAGACCCCAAAAATAATATGAAACATCTAGTATTAGGATCGTCAGGACAAGTTGGCCAATATTTGGTTCAATATTTAAAATCTGTAAATGAAGAGGTACTCACCTTTGATATAGAGGATAATGGATTATATGATCTACGAGTTCGAAACAATCTATTGCTTACGGACATGATAATTAAGTCGGATTTCGTTCATTTTCTGGCATTTGATATCGGTGGATCAAAGTATATGGCCAAATACCAAAATACCTATGAATTCATAGACAATAACATGAGAATAATGAGTAATACATTTGAATTACTCAAATCCTTAAACAAACCGTTTATATTCGCGTCCTCTCAGATGTCAAACATGCATCACTCTACTTATGGTATATTAAAATCCATTGGTGAGAGACACACTGACGCGTTAAATGGTATTAACGTTAAATTTTGGAATGTTTATGGTTATGAAACCAATGAAGAGAAATCCCATGTAATTACCGATTTCATTAATATGTCTATCAAAGATAAGAGTATAAAAATGAGAACTACTGGAGATGAAGTCCGTCAATTCTTATTTGGTGAGGATTGTGCTAGAGCACTATTAATCTTGGCTAAAAATTATTTCACATTGGATAGAGCTAAAAATTATCATATCACCAGTTTTCAATGGAATTCCATCATGGATATTGCCAATGTAATAAGTGGTCTATCTGGTTGCGAAATTATAAAAGGTGATAAGGTAGATAATGTTCAAATGGGCATGGTAAATGATCCTGATCCATATATATTAAACTACTGGGAACCAAAGATTTCTCTCGACAAAGGTATTTCGATACTTTATAATGATAGTCTATGATATCATGCATGTTTTCTGGAGAATTGGGTAATAACTTATTCCAACTGGCCAACTGTTTGTCTCTTACGGAAAAACTAGGAACAAATTATGAAATCTTAAAGATTCGTGATTGTTATATATCAAACGATCATAGACCATTAGAGATTCCTAACCTATTTTCTCATAAATTCAATTTTGTTAATGAGTTTTCACAGCGATATGATACATATCATCATAATGATGCAGTTCATCCCACTAATCCAGAATATAATTTTTCATATCAACCGGTTAAAGCCAAAGACAACATGTTGATATCTGGTTATTTCCAGAGTGATCGTTATTTTAACGACATTAAATATAAAATTGTGAATGATTATTACAAGTTCAGAGATAGTCATGTTAATTATGTTCGGGATAAATATAAGAATATAATACCCGATTCAATAGCTGTCCATGTACGAGTAGGCGGAGATAGACATCTTTTAAGAGATTCGTTTCCTATTGTGCCATCCGAGTATTATCAAGAAGCTATCAATATGATATGCGATTTACGTGATATACAAAACATAAATGTTTTTTCAGACAATATCGCCTTTGCTAAGGGAATGTTTCCAGACAATGTCAATTTTATAGAAAATGAAACTAACATATCCGATTTGGTGTTCATGAGTCTATGCAATCATAATATATTAGGTAACAGTACATTTAGCTGGTGGGCGGCTTATCTTAACAAAAACAAAGACACTATGACAGTGGCACCAAAAAGTCATTGGTTCGGTAAATCGGTCACTCATATAACCAATATAGATACTCTATTCCCAGAAGGATGGATAACATTATAATATGAAAGTATTGTATATTACAAATCACAATTCTATTGCAGCATGTAGTGGTGGTTATATATCTGATTATTTAAATGACTTAACCTACTATGGTTTCTATGAATTGTTTAAAGATGGTGTTATAGATGAAATAGTGGATTCCACCCCGATCATATCATTATATAAAGAAAATCAATCCAAAATACCAAAACAATGTTTGTGGGGAGGAATGACGGCTTTTTGGTTAATTGATGGTGACAATCCTAATAGAATTAATATACAATCTAAAATCGAGAATAAATATTATGATTTAATAGTGTATGGTGCTTCCAGAAGATGTCTTGATTATTTTGAACTTGTAAAAAAAGTATACGATCCTAAGAAAATAGTATTATTAGATGGCAATGATGATTGTTATGTTCATTCTTTATCTGATATTCATCCGTATTTCAAAAGAGAGTGTTATTCATATCATTCTAATGTATTTCCAATATCATTTTCATATCCAACATGTAAGATATCCACTCCTAATAAAGAGAAGATTCAATCCTATGGTACTGTGATTCCCGGAGAAAAATCAACGTATATTTTCAGTAATGAAACTGATTATTTCAAAGATTATAATAACTCATATTATGGAGTTACAATGAAAAAAGCAGGATGGGATTGCATGAGACATTATGAGATAATGGGTAATTACTGTATGCCTTATTTCTTAGACATAGATAAATGTCCGGAACATACATTGACTACTTTACCGAAAGATGCAATTAAGCGTGGTAATGAGTTAATAAACAAAGACTTTGACATTACTAAATATTATGATATAATGGATGAATGTTTTTTACATTTTAAACAACACTGTACCACCAAGGAAATGGCTAGATATATTTTAAATAAGATTGCATGAATAACTGTTATTGTAGTATAGGACATTTAAGTAAAAAAGAAGACATAGAGACATTGAATCGTATGTTGTTACATAACTATTCAATCATGTCCCAATTTAATTATATAGTAGTTCATCAAAATTGCTCAGATGTGGCAGAACCATATCTATCTGATTATGATGCCGTATGGAGGACAGTATTTGGCAAAGATGTTATAATCCTTCCGCCCAAAAAAAACAGAGGACATACCATTGGATACATGGATAGCGATAATGCCGTGGTTAATTATGCTAAGATGTTACCTATAAACTTTATATACAAGGG